AAAGTTGACCAACGCACTTTCAACTCGTACTGCAGTTGAGATTGGTTCTCTACTCTACGATGGGTTCTCACTTGAAGAGGCTGCTGAGATTACGGTCTACCCTCTCTTCGATAAAGATGGTGGTGCTGATTCTGAAAGAACTTATATGAAACAATACGTTCAAAAGTTCTTGGGTCAAACACCAGAGAATGAAGATTTGTTCAACGTTGAAACTGAAGACATCTCTAACCCTTTCTAAGGGTTAGGGTGTCCCTAATGGAAGGTGGCCGAGTGGTTAAAGGCGACTGACTGTAAATCAGTTCTCATAAGAGTACGGGGGTTCGAATCCCTCCCTTCCAACTAAATTAAAATTAACTATGGGATTTAATCCGTTCAAATGGTACACCAAAGGTAAAAAGAAACGCTTGCCCCAAAGCGCTCACTTGTTTGACAAGATTCAAAATGGGGACTTTGATTACTCTCATTATTACAAGGAAGCGGAGGAGGCTCGTAAAGAGTACTCCTCCCTATTCCAAAAAACGTTAGATGAGACTGGTGACTATTCAGCTGCCAGATGGAAAGCAAAGATGAAGAACGTTCGTGCTTTGAAACTTGATGAAGAAGCATTTAACGATGAGCAAAAGATGTTATGGTCTCTGAAGAATGAACTACGAGAAGAGTTTGGGTTTTGTCTTTGGGACACGATGATGACTGAAGAAGCAATGGACCTCGAAGAACTCTATGATTATTATTGTCAAGAAAAAATGCGTAGAGAAGGTTTGGATATTTAAAAATTAATTTGTATATTTGTAGAGATGATTTACGACCCTAATAATGAATTAACTGAAGAACAACTATCTAACCTATCCGAAGATGCATTCTTTGAGTATATAGATAGTAAGGCAGAATACTTAAAACAATTTAGTAGACCATTACCAGGTCACTTGTTAAAGAAGTATGCATACATCGATGCTGCAAATCGAGGTGATAAAGTCTCAGACTCACACCACGAGAATTTAAAGAAGATGGCTAACGAGTATAGTACTAAAGCAACTCAACACATTGTTGATAAATTAAATGAGGATGGGATTCAATAAAAGAATATTACCCAATAAGATTACACTTCAGAATATGGTGTACGACTTTGGAGTTGAGTCAGTAGTTAAAAAGTATATAAACGCAGATGTATTGTTTGGTGATGCTGAATCTAAGACATACTTCGAAACAATAGTAAGAGAATATGAGTTGGGAAAGTGATAATGAGTTTGAGGAAATGTTCTCAGAAATCCGTAAGGAGTTGTATAAGGATGACTTCTTTCATTTGATGCTGATTGAGGATGTTGAAAGATATTTACATTACCTACGTGAGCATCTACAAAGTGCAAATGATAATGACCTACTTGCTGACATACTAAAGTTGGCATTGGATGACTACCAAAAAGATGAGGTCGATATGGCTTTAGATGAATTGTCTGAGAAGGGTCTCATTCAAATGGTGGTGCGTGAAGATGGTAAACTTGCTTACCAAGCAACTGAACAAGGGTTAGAGGTTAATGAATTGATTAACTTCGCAGGAAATCAAATCGAGGAACAATCAAATAACATTATGGATATTAAATATTCACCCGACCTATTTAGGGTAACTGGAGTTGATGACTCAATTAGATTCATTGACCAATCGGATAACTTTGAGTTCATTGTTATCCCAGCAGGAAGACAACACAATGGTGAGGAGTTCGTTAGTTTCTACCACACTATTTTTCAAGACTACCATTGGGGAAGTCCGAACGGAGAATACAAATTGGTTGATGAGATTCAACTATTTGATATGTTAAACACTAATTATAATCAATCTAAATAATAGAAACTATGGCTTATTACATTGCTAAAGTAAAGGTTCATCACGAAGATGACAAAGGAAGAGTTAAGAAAGTAACGGAACAATACGTTGTGAATGCAGTATCGGTTACCGATGCAGAAGCAAAAATTGTTGCTGACTTTGAAGGAAGTAACTTAGAGTATGAGGTGACTGCTGTTACTGATACTAAAATTATTAGTATTATCGAATGATATACGAAGCAGGAGATAGTGTAATTGTAAATGTGAACGGCACCTACCGAGTGGGTGTCGTTACACAAAAAATCAAACTAAAGAAAGGTTTGGTTTATTCAGTCGAGTTAGAAAACGGCAAGACACTTGAACGTTGTTCCGTAAATAAAGAATTAAGTTCATACCACATACATCGTGGGCTTTCTAAACAATTAAAGAATGGTAATTGATACAAAGAAATTCAAATCTCTCAAACGTAGAGTTCTAAAGAAATACCCAAATGCTAAAACCCAAATGAATTCCAATGGTAAATATTATGTTGCCGATGGTATGGGTTCAGCAATTGGTGATGAGTTTATGATTCCAGCACAAGAGTCGGTTCAAATGGCTTGGTACTGGGCAAACGAATCTGCTAAGTTAGAACAAAACCTAAGAAGAACACATCCAGATAAAACTGGGTTGGATTTTAATGAGAAAAAGTTTGATAGAATTTCACGTAGAAATCGTAAGAAGTAATTTCATTAAGGTTGTGTAAACTATTTATACTTGAATCATAAATCATTTAGATATGAAAAAACACAACAAAAAGTGGAGTGGGACTGTAAACCATTCTTACGCAGTTACGGAAAGTGAGGTAGAAAGACAGGCAAAGGCATATGGGAAGAACTATACTTCTATTGACTTTGGATTTAATCCTGACTTGAAACCCGAAGACTTCCCTATGAGAAATTCAATGGAGATGGGAGTGCTTATGATTGGTAACCATCAAATTGAATTGACTAAAGCTGAAGCAGTTAAGATTATTACTACTCTTGATACTGCCATCTCATCTACCCAGCAACGTTATCGTGTTGGAACTCTACAATAGTAGAACTTGGATAAGGTCATCATATCTCGAATCCTTGAAAAAGGTGAATCATTTGATAATGAGTTAGCATCATTTTTAGATGATGGGGTTTCTTCAATCTTAGTTGAACGAAGAGACCCCTACTTCACTATCGCAAAAAACAAAGTTAAATTATTGATATCGGTTACCAACCCAACTGGTGAGGTGCGTTCCTCATATACTGAGGAGATGATAACTCGATTAAACAAACTATATTTTAGTTTGAATGATAAGTTTGGTAAGATTTTTACTGAGATATGTATTGAGTCCGTTAAGGAGGGTGAATACTTAAATAAAGAAGCATTATCATTACTTAACGAGATACATAAGTCAATACGATAGATACTTATTATAAAGGAGGAGTTCGTATGGAAGATTACGGTGATTGGATTTGGGATGAGTCCGAATACAACTTCTTTATGTCGTTGGGTGATATTGCAAAGTTAGAGTATATGTATGACTACTTCAACTTAGATGATGATGAAATCACCGAGTTTGAATTAGACTTTGATGATGAGGAAGATGGTGGTCCATCTGCTACAAGCATCGATGTGGTCATTACTGATACTCACTTTCTTATAACGTGCTCCAATAAGGAAATCTTAAAGAAGACTATTGGGATGTTTAAAATGGATGGGTATATTATCGTACCCGATAAGGTCAGGGGTGACACACATTACTACAAATATGTAGGGATGTCATCACCATTCTCGGTAAACTGACAACGTGTCATAAAAAATACAAATGGTATGTCTATTGTTATATTAATAACACATTAATAATTTAACAAAAGGATATATTATGACATTTAATCAATTTAACACTTTGGTATCTGACTTTATGTTAGGTGAATGGGGAACTGAGTCCGGTTTATCTGCCAACACTGCTTTCCTAAAGGATGATGTATTAACTATGGAGTTTGAAGTTCCTGGTTTGTCTAATAAAGACATTGAGGTTTTAGTAGAAGACCGAATGTTGGAAATTAAGGCAGAGAAAGAACATCGTAAGTTCCACAAGAGATACAAAATCCACGATGCATTTGATATCAACGAAACTTCGGCAATTGCTAAAGATGGATTGCTAACCATTACTATCCCTAAGTATGAGGACCGAAGAGCAAAATCAATTACAGTAAAAGTTAAGTAAGATGTTTAGATTCTTCAGGTCTCAAAAAGTTACGTTTAATAATAAGTTGTTCATCGTGGTCAGAAAGATTCGTGCTGACCATAATCCGATAATTGAAACTTGGAAAGACCACCTCGGTGTTGACACGGTATTGAAGAGAGATGGTTATTACTATTTTTGTGAAGAGATTCCAAATATAGACTTTGAAGAATTAACATAAACTTAACAAAGGGGGCTTGTAAAAGTCCCCTTTTTTTTGTACTTTTATATAGTAAAAGAAAAACACTATGACAAACCTCGGATATTGCTGTATCAATATGACCCTACGAAAGGACAAGATTACCACCAATCGTAGTATGATTAAACGAACATTCTTAAAGGAGGGTGTCGATAGGTCTTCAGAACTTGCTTTAGAGAACGTTAGAGACCTTGTAAAGATTATTAAGTGGAATCATACCAACGGATTTAAATTGTTCCGTATGTCCTCTGATTTAGTTCCGTGGGCAAGTGAGTTTCAATTGTCTGATATGAAGGATTATGAAAAGTTTGCTAATGTACTCAAGGGTGCAGGTGCTCTTACTAAGTCGTATGGTCAACGTATCACATCTCACCCTGGTCCATTCAATGTTTTAGTATCACCTAATGACCGAGTGGTAGACAATACTATCAGAGACCTTTCCATTCACGGAGAGATATTTGACCTTATGGGATTGGAACGTAGTTACCAAAACCCAATCAACATTCATTGCAATGGTGTCTATGGTGATAAAAAAGCTGCGATGGATAGATTCATCAAGAACTTCAAACGACTGCCTGAGTCAGTTCAATCACGATTGGTTGTTGAGAATGATGATAAGGCAAGTATGTATTCAGTCAAAGACCTTATGTATCTACACGAACATATTGGTATTCCAATTACGTTTGACTATCACCACCACAAGTTCAACACTGGTGGGTTATCGGAGCAAGAAGCATTGGAACTTGCTATGTCAACTTGGGGTGACTACAAACCATTGGTTCATTACTCTGAGTCAAGACAAATAGAAGAAGAGGGTGTAAAAGCACAAGCTCATTCTGATTACATCTATTCTGAGATTAACACCTATGGTCACTCTTTGGATATTGAGGTGGAGGCTAAGATGAAGGAACTGACTGTGTTAAACTACTTTTCAAATTTTGGAAAACACAATTAGACACAGGAAGGGGATTAGCTTAATAGAAATGTTTTATAAACTTATTTTTCTATATTTATGTTTATGAACTGACAAGTTCTAAACTTATTAGCTTATTAGCTTTAAACAATAATGTTTGGAAATAAATACAAGTTGTGAAGTTAGTAAACATAGATTTTGGAAAAAAAAATGAAAAAATTTTTAAATAGAAAGAATTGGTTCATCTTACTGATGTCAATTAGTACCTTAGCACTTGCTGGTTCTGCAGCATACTACTCCGTATTTGGATTGAGTTCATTGTTTGCTGGAGCACGATTTGAGGTAATCGTAATGGCATCTTCATTGGAGTTTAGTAAACTTATCATAGCATCATACCTACATAATAATTGGAAGACTGCTGGGTGGATGAAATGGTATCTTACTATTGCAGTTGGTATTCTAATGGTGATTACATCGGCCGGTATCTATGGATTCCTAACATCAGCATATCAAAAGACTGCTGACCAATTAGGAGTAATGGATAAGCAAGTCCAAGTGATTGACTTAAAGAAACAAAGATTCCAAGAACAATTGGATTACTTTAATATAGAAAAGAAACAACTATCAGAATCTATCACCGACCTACGAAATGGATTATCTAATAACCAAGTTCAGTATCGTGATAAAGAGACTGGTCAGATTATAACAACAACCTCATCATCTCAACGTAAGGCATTGGAAAGACAATTGACCTCAGCAGTTGAATCAAGAGATGGGGTATCAAAGAAGATTGAGGTGTTAACGGATTCCATAACCTCTCTCGACTTACAAATATTAGATTTGGAATCCAACAATGAAGTTGCGGCAGAGGTTGGTCCTTTAAGATATATGTCTGAAATCACAGGCAAATCTATGGCGACTATTGTGAATTGGTTTACACTATTAATTGTATTTGTGTTTGACCCACTCGCAATCTCAATGGTAATTGCATTAAATAAACTAACTAAAAAGGATGAAGATGGAAATAATCTTAATGTGCTCACTTTTACTAATAACGACCTTGGGGATACCATTAGTGATGATACCTCAGATGAGGACAATGGCGAATCGATACCAATACCTACAAATGAAGTGGGAGAAGAAAGAAACGAAGAGGTTCAAGAAACTCCTGAAGAAGTCAAAAAAGAAAAAGAAGAAGTAGAGTTTATACCTACTGATGAAGAAGCAAAGGACTTATACGGCGAAACTCCTAAAAAGAAAAAACAACCCAAACCTAAACACACCTATATGGCAGTTCAGCGTGGAGTTCGTAATAAGTAAATTTGGATTACTCGATTATTTTTTGTATATTGTATACAAATAAACAAGTTATAAACAATGGATGAATTGTATGATGGTGCTACAAGCACTGGTAAATATAAAGTAGGGTATAGTGAGTCTGATAAAGAAGACACTCAATTAAATTATTATAGAGAGTTTGATTATGGTATCGATACTACTGATAACGTAATCTTAATCCAAGATGAAATCACTTCGGGGTTAACTTTTGATATCGTATCAAAGGTTCGACTACTCAAGAAAATTAATGGTGATATCTCATCAATCAATATCTTACTTAACTCACCAGGTGGTGATGTTATCGAGACTCTTGCTTTAATCGATTTTATCCAATCACAAAAAGAACAAGGTATTACGTTCAACATTATTGTTCGTGGAGCTGCAATGTCGGCAGCTGCCTTGCTATTGACTTGTGGAACTGGAGTTAGAGCTGCAAGTAAACACTCTAAGATTATGGTCCACCAATTATCTACTGTTGTAGTGGGTAAGTTGAGTGACATCAAGTCAAACGCAAAGTTCTCAGAACAATTAGAGGATGATTGTAATCAATTGATGGCAGATTACTCAAAGATGGATAAAGAGTATTGGGAGGACATCTCATCTTCAGACTATTTTATGTCAGCAGATAAAGCATTAGAATTGGGAATTATAGATAAAGTAATTTAATATGTTAGACTTTTTTACAGCAGAAGAACTTGTAGGGAACTACGAGAAGTTTCGTAAACTAATCAATCAAACATTTAGTGGTGACCGATTGGAATCCCTAAATAAAATGTATGACCACTTTGAGGACCGTATCTTATATACACCTGCCTCATCGTTTGAGCATTTCCATAATGCATTTCCTGGTGGATACATTGACCACGTTCTTCGTGTGACTCGTAACGCAGTTAAGACTTACGAACACCACAAAGACTTAGGGATTGACTTAGAAGATTTAAGTAAAGAGACTGTAATCTTTACGGCACTACACCACGACCTTGGTAAGTTAGGTAATGTTGATGAAGACTTCTATATCAAGAACGACTCTGAATGGCACGTTAAGAATCAAGGTAAGATTTACAAAACAAACCCAGACATTCATTGGATGAATACTAACGATAGAACTTTCTATTTGTTAAACTACTTTGGTGTTAAGTGTACTGAGGAAGAATGGATTAGTATGAAACTTACCGATGGTCTTTATGATGATAGTAACAACGAGTATCTTACTAAAACATTTGCAGGTCAGAAGTTAAAGACACCACTACCACACATCATGCATCAAGCAGATTTAAATGCTTGTACATTCGAGTTCCAACGATGGAGTAAAGAAATGAATCCAGTTAAATCAACTCGTAAACCATCTACTGGTAGACCTGCTAAAGGTAACTTGACTGAGACCTTTGCTAACAACGATGTTAAACCCACGAGTGTATTTGATGCATTTAAAGGAATTATAGAGGACTAAGATGATTGTTACAATTATTATATTATCAATAACCACTATTGTGTTTTTGTATACCACAATAAACCTTCTTCGTAAGAATGAAGCACACGAAGATGTGGTTGTAGAGCAGGAGGAATTAATAGCAGAAATTGCCAAGAAAGTAGATGAGTCTATGGCACGGATGAAGGATATAGATAAGTTAGGTTCGTTTGAAGCAGATGATGAGACTGGGTATATCTTTAAAAATTTATATGAAGTAATCGAAGATTTAGAAAAATACTATGGGACGCAAGAGGAAGAATAAAAGGTATTTTACTAAAATTACCGAGATTGCAATTAACGCATATAATAATTGTGATGACCAACGAATGAAGAATAAAATCTACAATAGATTTATTCACTACCCATTCGATAAACTTTCTGAAAATGTAATCCATACATACAAGACTTACTACTTTGAAGTTCCATATGAGGATGTAAAAGCAAATGTAGTTGCATTCCTAAATGAAAAGATTCATAAGTTCAATGGTGATAATGGTAGAGCATTCTCATACTTCACCGTAATCGCACGTAACTATTTGTTTAACGAGAACAATAAGAACTACGAACGTATGAAGGCACGAGACGGCATCGAAGTGATTGATTCATCTCGTAATATCATCAACGAAGTATACGACCTAAAACAACAAGAAGCATTGAAAGACTTTATGGACTACTACGTTCGTTATATGGACTACAATGTGTTTATGTTATTCAACAAAGATAGAGATAGAAAAATTGCTGACTCCTTAACTGAATTATTCAGAACAAGAGATAACCTTTACTCATACAACAAAAAGGCACTCTACATACTTATTAGAGAGAGGACTGGTGTTCAGACTCAATACATCACAAAGGTGGTTGGTAAAATGAAATTAATTTATAGAGAACTATACCTTGACTATATGATGGGTGATGTTCTACCAATAACTCACCGAGTGGAGGAATTTAATGGATAAGGATAGTGAATTATTTAAAGGTAAAAGTTTCTCGGATATAATGTCTGATATATACTCAAACCAAAAAAAGAAAGACCGACAAATTAAATTGTTGATTGCACAACTTGAACCTATGGTCAAGAACCTCAACGATGCTGCTGTGGTCGTTCCCCTTATTAAAGAATACTTAGACATCTCAGTAAAGAACGATGATGCATTAATCAAACTTGCTGCAATCGTTCAACGAATGATGAAGGATAGTAATAGTGGAGAGTCGGGTGGTCTAATCCTAAGTGATGAAGAGAAGCGCCAACTGATGGATGCTATCGATGAGGTAGAGAAAGACATCCCTAAAGAAGATGGAGATGATGAATGAAGTTAGGAACAGTAGTTGGGGTATATCTTTCGGATGATACCTACGAAAACTTTAATTCTATAACCGTATCCCTAAGAGATAGAGGTTCTAAAAATTTATTAAGATGCACACCCTTGGACACCAACTCACGGAAGATACCCGTGATTGGTGAACAAGTGTATGTATTGGTAGGTAATTCAGATGAAGCATCAGGTGCTTCTAACTCTACAAAGAATTATTATCTATCAACGGTTGGTATACAAAACAATGTAAACCATAATGCTCTACCAAAGTTAACCAAAGCAGAGGGTAGTTCAGTACCAAACTTTGGTCAAGTATCAAATGGTATACCAGCACAATCATCAACTGATAGTCCAAACGATTTGGGTATTGGATTTGAAGAGGTGAGTAACTTATCACAATTACAACCATTCATTGGTGATGTAATTCACGAGGGTAGGTTTGGGCAGTCTATAAGATTTGGATACACACCACAGGGGACTAAGGGTAGTGACAATCGAATCAAAGGTGTTGTTACTGAGCCATCTTGGAAATCAACTGACCCTAAGTCACCAATTACTATAATTAGAAATGGTGCTGGTGAATCACGTGGATATAATAAATTTGTGATAGAAGATATCAATAAAGATGACTCATCAATTTGGTTAGGGTCTAAACAAACTATTGGACTAACCCCATCCAACTCATTTACACTTGGAGTAACACCCACTAACTTATATAAGAATCCACAAATCGTATTGAACTCTGACCGAATCGTATTGAACTCAAAGTCAGACTCAGTTTTAATTAGTGGTGACAAGTCGGTAAATGTATCAACTCCAAATTGGAAAGCCGATATGGATGTGATATTCAGTCAGTTGGAATCGATAACTGATGCACTATTACAATTAGCACCTGCTATAACTGCAGCTACTGCAGGACCTTTCCCAGTTCCAAGTCTTGCTACTGCAGGACCTCAATTGTTATCGACAATTACACAAGTCAAAACTCAGTTAACATTAATGAAACAATAATTATACTTAGATAATATTTATAACTATGGATACAAAGAAACTAATCAAAGCAATTCAACTCATTATTAAAGAAGAGGTTAGGAAGGAAGTGGCTAAAGAAAAGAAAGCACTTCGTAAATCTCTTATGAACGAAATGAAAAAATCTCAACCACAAGTGGTGGAAAGAGACCCATTGGATATTGAGCACGTTTTTGAACAAAGAACTCAACAACCAACTCAACCTGCTAAATCATTTACTAACAATTCTATGTTGAATGAAATGTTAAATGAAACTGCTCAAGGTGGTGAGTGGAGAAGTATCAACTCAAACGGAGTTGGTGGTGGTATGTTTAACTCATCACAAGCACAAGCATTTGGTGGTGGCATGATGAATCAGCAACCACAAGTTTTACAAACAGCAGAAGGTCGTGCCGTATCTACTGAGCAACTACAACAAACTGAAGCAGGTCAAGCAGTGGTAAATGCACTAACACGTGACTATTCTAAGTTGATGAAACATATGAATGATAAGAAGGGTAAATAATGCCAATTCGTAAAGAGTATAAGAGAAATCCATTAGACCTTAAACCAAACAAGGCTATTGGTGTAAAGTTACCATTAGGTGGTGACCCTATATTTCAATTGTCTTATACTACCGAAGACCAAGCATTATCCAATCTCAAAAACTTATTATTGACTCGTAAGGGTGAGAGACCATTTCAACCATTATTTGGTTCAGACATTTTCTCATTACTATTTGAACAAATAACAGAAAATCTAAATACGGAGTTAGAAGACTCAATCAGAGATGATATTAGATTTTGGTTACCTTACATTATAGTAGATGATGTGAGTGTTGATACTGAAGAAGATAATAACAAAGTATCAATCACATTGAGAGTTAGAGTTACCGAAAATGGTGCAAATACACAAATAACAATACTCGTTACCGAACAAGGTAATGTTTCTATTGTCTGAGGATAGAAGATGGCAGATAAAGTAAAAAAAGATGTAAACTTAGTTGGTAGGGATTTCGGTGATATCCGTAAGAACCTAATTGACTTTACTAAAAACTATTTCCCAAATACCTACAATGACTTTAATGAGTCATCTCCAGGTATGATGTTTATGGAAATGGCTTCATACGTTGGTGATGTATTATCATACTACACCGATGTTCAGTTAAGAGAATCCATCTTAGAAGAAGCACAAGAAACATCAAATGTATTTACAATAGCACAATCATTTGGATACAAACCAAAGTTATACGTTCCTGCTACAACAACCCTAACAGTCTATCAATTAGTTCCTGCTCAGGGGAGTGGTGATAACGTAAGACCAAACTTTGATTACGCACTCACTTTAAAAGAAGGCATGGTAGTTGGGTCATCAACAAACTCAGATGTTGAATTCACCACCATAAATAAAGTAAGATTTGGGTTTTCATCATCATTCGACCCAACCGAAGTATCGGTTTACCAAATCGATGAGACTACTGATGAGCCAGTATATTACCTACTCAAAAAATATGTAAAAGCAGTTAGTGGTAAAGAGAAAGAAGTAACCTTTGATTTCGAATCACCAAAACCATACGACAAGATACGATTATCTGATGATGAAGGTTTGATTGATGTTATAGAAATCATAGATGATGATGGTGATGAGTGGACTAAGGTGGAGTACTTAGCACAGGATACTGTGTTTGAAGAACTACCAAATACAACCGACTACTCAATCGCTATGTCGGGTTATGCTAATGAGACTCCTGCTTTACTCAAACTAAAAAGAGTTCCTAAAAGATACATAACTCGTATTACTGATGAGGGTGAGATTGATATTCAATTTGGTGCAGGTGTATCATCGAATGCTGATGAAGAGATTCTACCAAATCCAGATAATGTTGGTTCAGCATTATATCCAGCAAGTGGTGACCTTGACCAAGGTATCGACCCATCTAACTTTATGTATGCTAAGACCTATGGAGTTGCTCCATCAAATACAACTTTAACTGTTAAGTATAGAGTTGGTAATGGTGTGGATGACAACGTACAATCCTCAGACCTTACTGAATTGGTAGAACGTGTAATTGAAACCGACACTTCAGCATTGGTAAGTGATGTTGTTAATGTTGTACAAAATTCAATCGCAGTCACTAACGAAGTAGCAGCAGGTGGTGGTGCATATGAAGAAGAGATTGAAGAAGTTCGTAATAATGCAATAGCATATTTCAGAGCACAAAATAGAGCAGTGACTCGTGAAGATTACTTGTTGAGAGCATACGCATTACCACCACAATTTGGGTCGGTAGCAAAAGCATATGTTGCACCTGACTTCCAAATCAATACATTATTGGATGATGGTATAGACCCAATTCCAAACCCATTAGCCATCAACTTCTATACATTAGGGTATGACTCTAATAAGAAATTGACTCAACTAAATCCTGCAACAAAACAAAACCTACAAAACTACCTATCGTATTATCGCATTCTAACCGATGCCGTAAACATTAAGAATGCATATGTGGTAAACATTGGTATTGACTTTGAAATTATTGTTCTTCCAAACTACAACTCGAATGAGGTTCTATTAAAATGTATCGATGCACTTAAAAAGTTCTTTGATATTGATAGGATGGGAATCAACAAACCAATCCAACTTACTGATGTGTATGTGTTATTAGATGGTGTCGATGGAGTTCAATCAGTAGTAAGACCTGATAAAGAAGGATTGGGTGGATTACAAATAGTAAACAAGTATGGTGGTAATTACTCATCAAACAAATATAACATCCAAAACGCAACTCGTGATGGTATCGTGTATCCACCAAAAGACCCAACGTGTTTTGAAGTGAAGTATCCCGATGTAGACATCAAAGGCCGTGTGGTATCATTATTTTAAGAGGTAGAAAATGATTTATAGAATATATCCAAGTAAAGACACAACACTATACGAAGACACTTCTCGTAAAAACCAAAACACAGGTAAGGATGAGATTTTAGAAATCGGTAAGTTCTACGATACTGATAATACAACCCTATTGGGTAATAGTCGTGCTCTTATAGAATTCGACCTAAGTTCAATTTCATCATCAGTTGTATCGGGTGAAATTACATCACCACAATATAGATTACGTGCTGAGAATGTTGAGAGTCGTGGTATCGCATCATCGTATGATTTATACGTATTCCCTATCAGAGAGTCGTGGGATAATGGTGTTGGGTCTGAAGCAGACACTCCACATAATACATTAGATTCAACGTGGGTCAACCGAATCAGTGCTTCTGCTTGGGATACACAAAACTCAACTGTTGATAAAGCAAAGACACCGGGCAGTATTGCTGCACTTGAAACATACTATGACTTTGTTGATACTACTGGGTCTTTTGAATTAATAGACCAAATAAAAGGTACTGATGGGACACCTCCACGATTAAGAATAGTAGATAGTAAATTGGAATTGTCTGCATCCAACTATGGAGGTGCTACATTAAATATATCAGCATCGAGTTTGAAATTAGATTCAATATATAATGTTGAATTTGATTTACAATTAGGTGGTTTAAATGGTGTTGATTTTAGAGTTTACGACCCAAATAACGATGCACTCACAGAAGGTGAACTATCAAACTATGCAGAAACATTATCTACAAATGGTACATACACATTTGCATTTACTGCGAGTATTGCTGGTTTATATAAAATACAAATGTCATACTTTGATTCAAATGGGTATGTCAATGGCACATCTGGAACAATTGATAATTTCATAATTTATAGAGAGGTTGACCGAAACACTCTAATCTTAGATGAATTTGATATTAATGGTCCAGTACCAAACACCTATTTTTTAAACAATGGCATTACTGGGGCATCTAACAATACGGCAAGTATATATGTAGAAAATCAAAAACTTTTTATGAGAGCATCAAATTTTGCAGGTGCTACATTAAATAGGGGTTACGTTCTCCAAGCCGGAGTTCCATACACCTCAAGTTTTGAATACGATACCCTTAATATGCCAAGTGGTATTGATTTCGTGATGTTAGACCCAGATGGTCGAAGTCTAAGAGATAACGAGATTGTAAATAAACCAACTAATTTAACAGGTGCCGGTACTTCAAGTTTCTTTATAACACCACAACAAGATGGTGAGTATTTATTTACTTGGGAATTCTTTGGGTCTGGGTCATCCGATTATAGTTCTTCATTAGACAACTTTACATTAAAAACTGATTATAGTTTAATTAATACATCATCTGCATATTTAGATATCTTTTACGATGCACGTTGGGCTGTTAATGAGGGTGGTGGTACTTGGTACACTGCATCATTTACAAATGGAGTTCATTACAAGCAAACATTTAACAATTATACTGATAACTTAAATGTAGAGGTTACTGAGTATGTAAATGAATGGTTGGATGGAACACGTAGTAATAATGGTATCATTGTTAAAAAGACCAACGATGCCGAATCTGATAGTAGAAAATATGGTTCAATCAAATTCTTTTCATCTGATACCAACACAATCTACCCACCAGTTCTTGAAGCAAGATGGGATGATTCATCATTTGATACTGGCTCATTAGACCCATTGAGTGGTGATGATATTATATTATATGTTAAGAACCTCGCAACTGAATATAAGGAAACTTCCAAAGGTAAGATTAGAGTATTTGGTAGAGACCGATTCCCAGCAAGAACATTCTCGACCACTTCTAACTATAAGTTAGTTAAATACCTACCAACTACCTCGTATTACTCGGTAGTTGATGCTGATACGGAACAAGTAATTATTCCGTTCGACACTAATTATACTAAACTGAGTTGTGATTCCGAAGGTAACTACTTTAACTTTTGGTTCAACGGATTACAACCAGAACGATTCTACAAGTTTGTATTTAGAGTAGACCTAAATGGGACTACTAAATATTACGATGATAATTTCTACTTTAAGGTGGTTAGGTAATGGCGGAAAGACAAATAAGAAGAAATGGTAGAGGTCAGATAATCTCATACGAGATATTTGGTGCATTGGATTCCAACATCGAGTCTGACTCTTATGGTAAGTCACGATTCACCAATTCGGGTGAGAATGGTACTAAGGTTTCTAAGTTCGTGGAAGCTTCATATAATAATATTATAGACACCACAATATCAGATGAATTAAGAAGACCACTAAGAGATACTAATTTAAATGTAGAATTGGGTGAAGTCGCTCTTAATTTTGTGGTAGGTACGTAATATGGCATTAGATAGATTCCTAAATAAAGAACAAGTAACTGGGTTTACTCCGACATTTGGCAAAACAATTGAAGGGGTTCAAACTCAAGAATTGTTTTTGTCAGATAATGAAGTCAAGGGTGACTTTGATTTAGTTGCTGGTTTGGATTTTACACCAAATCAAGAACTACATATTTACTCTGATGAGAATCTCATACAATCGACTTATCGTGGATTTATTCAATCAGACAATAGGTCCTCACGACCTGAAGTATATACTATTCCAGAATTAGATTTAAGAAACCTTGGCATTCAACAAGGTTCTTACTCATTAGTATATAACTTTCACCATAACATAGTAGAGAACCTAAAAATATTAGAAATATCATCTGATAGAACTGAGATTAAGGTTGAATACGATAGTAACGCTGATAACAATTTAGTTCCACAAGCATTATCCGATAGAGGTGTTAATGCGTTTGACACAAATGGTGTAAAAAAAGACTTCGTTATAAACTTTAAAAATAATAATATCTATGATATTGTTAATATGGAGTTTGATGGTTTACGAGTTGGAGTGGTTACTGAAACATTATCATACCCAACTTCGTTCTTTTCTGAGGCAAATGGTCAAAATTCACAACCAACTACATTTGTGCCATTCGATAGTACATTCGAAGGGTCACTTGGTCGTTGGAGAACTATGGTTGAGGTCATAACACCTGCTATTGGACAATCATCTAATGACTTTGGTAAGTTAACGGGTCGGTTTAGAAAGTATGCACTAAACCAAAATCCAGATGGTACACTATTTTGGCAAGCAGGTCAAAAGATATTCAATCAACAAGTTCCAGATGATTTGGCAACAAACGAGGTTGATTTACAAGATGCTATTAATAATAACGATGATATATTTGTACAAACTCTAAGTCCTAATGCTTTAAACTTAACCTACAATCGATTTGATAATAGTGTGGATACAATCCAATCTATTACTTTCAAATTGAATCGACCATTGGGTGAAGATATTGCAGAGAATGATATTGGTGATTTAGATGCTCGTATTATGAAGTCTTGGGTTGAGAAGATTATTGCATTCCCAAGTATCCAAAACGAAGATAGACCAGACTTCTCTGAACCAGACTTCTCATTAGATATGTCTGATTACAAAGGAGCCGATGGTGTTGATTGGCAGAATTGGAATTCATTATTAGATGTAAATGCAACAACATCACAACAACTAATAAACAAATACTTTAGTGGGTCTCTTGGAAATGTAACTCTAAATATAGATTACTCAGACTTCCAAAACTTTGTACACTTCTCTTCAGCAACTGAACGAGTTGATAACTTTAAATACAAACTGCAACAAATAGAAACCTATGATGCACGTATAAACACATTGGAAAGTGTAAGTGGGTCAGATGCACTTACAAACATATCACAATCAATGGTTCGTAGAGATAGAATCATCGGTGGGTTCGATGACTTTGAAAAGTATCTATACTACGATACTGATGCAAACATATATACCCATTGGTCTTCTTCTGATTATACAATAGAACCATATCCAAAACAAAGCACATACCCACACATTCTAAGAAGTACAACTTCAAACGAAGGTGTGAATTGGTACAATGGTGTATATGCATCAGCATCCCTATATGATGAGTTCAATGATGCACAGCTTCGTAAAATGATTCCAATTCATCTTAGGAATGATGAACGTAACGAAGAGTACACCACATTTGTGGATATGATTGGTCAGCACTTTGATATCCAATGGACTTACATCCAATCATTAACCACTATTAACGAAAGAGAAGAACACCCTAAAGATGGTATGGCAGATGACTTACTAAAGTCAATTGCTGATTCATTGGGTTGGAAACTATCAAACGGATATTCAGATGTATCACTTTGGAAATATGCTTTAGGGGTTGAGTCCGATGGTACGTTAAATCAGACTGGCACATTAAAGTCTAAGTCACGAGAAGAGATTACAAAAGAAACTTGGAGAAGGATTGTAAATACAATTCCTATGTTATACAAGACCAAGGGGTCTGCAAGGTCAATCAAGGCATTGTTATCATCATATGGAATTCCACAAGCATTCTTAAAGATTCGTGAGTGGGGTGGTCCTGCAATCTCAACTCGTAAGAACGTTTACGAACACGAGAGATTTGTATACAAATTACAAGCATCTCCATCTAAGTACATCTCAAACCCTTGGGATGGTATCCAATCCGATAGACCAAACTCGATTGAGGTAATTGGTAAAATGCCACAAGGTAATTACCACATCCTACGATTGAGTGATGGTAGTGATAATGTAGATTATTTTTGGGATTACACCAACGAGACTGCAAGAATTAGATTGAGTGTAAATGATACCGATATTATTTCATCTTCATATGTTCCTTACAAACAACGTAAGGAAGTTGCAATGGTTTTAACTTCGGGTAGTATTGAAATCAATGCAGCTTGGGTTGATGATTGGGGTGAGGTGCTTGCTAATCCACAAGCAACCTTGAGTGGTAATAACTCTACATTCAATTCAGTTTGGACATCTACTGGTACTCTTAGAGTTCCAGGTCCAACTACCGATGCTAACGTAAACTCATATGAAACTGCAAGTATCCAAGAGGTTAGGTATTTCCGTGACTCAATCACAAATGAGATTACTACGGAGCATGCAAAGAATAGAGAAGCATACTTTAGTGATGACAATACAACTGACTTAGACATCGACACTTCGTTTGATAAGTTAATGTATCGTATATTCCCCGATAGTTCGTTTGCTACTACATCAAGTTATATTAGGTCGATACACCCAAACCAAGAGTTTACTCAGTCGGATAGTGGATTGGTCTTATCTGCATCTTTAGTAAATATGGCACCATTGGATTTGGTGGGTGAGGTTGATACTCAGTTCGTAACTGTACCATCTATGGGTGCATTGAATTTGATGAATAACAAAATCAGAATTGAATCAGCATCTCTAAAAGGTACATTAAATCCTGACAAGTCAAACGAGATTTCTCAATATGATTATGCACCAATTGACTCAAACCTATTAGGGACATACTTTACCACAACCGATACTGTGAATTTTGATATCTACAATTCAGAAGGATACTTCGAAGCAGATGATTGGGTAGGTGACCCTGACAAGAGATACAATGAAGATTACCCTATACTAAAATATAGAGCAAAGAATTACTTCCAAAAATACACAAGTGGTACTGCGTTGGATTTGATTATGGATATGTTATCGAGATACGATATGTCGGTATTCGACCAAATCAAACAATTAATACCAGCACGTGCTGATTGGCATAAAGGTATCTTAATAGAACCACACGTATTTGAAAGAAACAAATATCAACGAGACCGTGGTATCACAATTTCAAGACACCACTATGATGGTGTGATTGATATTGGCACAAATATTATCACAGCAAGTAGAAACGATTATGGATTAACCAGTGGTTCAAAAAGACCGGATGGTGTTGTAGACCTTTACGATTATAGAGCATCTACATACCAATACCAACTCGCAGTATTAAGTGGTTCTACATATGTGAATAGAACAAACGGATATTGGGAATATTCTCCAACTGGTTCTACAATTTTGAATGCAAAGACATCTACCATCTACCAAGAACCAAAATACTTCTTTAGTTCAAAGGAAGATGCCGAGACCTTGACTCCAAACTCAACATCGTTCCACTATGCCGAAGTTCAAGATACGAGATTACCTCTATCATTTGAAAACCTATATTATAATGGTTGTAGAATAACAAGTGATTCACTAACAACTGATTCTGAAGATACACCCGATGGTGGTCCAGTTGTAGAGATTACAACAGTTGACCCTAATGTATTGGTATTCTCAGGTCAGAGTGGTGATACATTATCTACTGAAGATAATACGAGACAAAAAGTGGTGAGAGAGATGCCTACTGATGAATTGGTTTCAGTTCAGAAGGATAGAGAACGTAGAGTAAAACCAATACCATCAAGAGCTGCTGAATCGGAGACTGTAAAACCACTCCCATTCTTAGTTAGAAATAGTAAACCGAAGCGTAATATACGTGAGGATAGAACATCAAATATACTAAATCGTGTATTAAGAAGAACACGAAGAGGTTAAAAAGATAAAAAACCATATTTATATACACAAACAATAGGAAAGCACTATGGGATTTTTAGATAATTCATCAGTAACAGTAGACGCAATTCTCACCAAAAAAGGTAGAGAGTTGTTGGCACAAGGTCGTGACAAGTTTCAAATCACTCAATTTGCATTAGCAGATGATGAGGTTGATTATGAACTTTGGAATCCGGCACACTCATTAGGTTCTGATTACTATGGTATCGTAATCGAGAATATGCCAGTGATTGAAGCAATCACGGATGAGAACTACGCAATGAAGTATAAACTACTTTCATTACCAAAATCAACAACAAGGTTACCTTACATTTCGGTATCACCAACTACAATCACATTAGATGAAGGTGTACAAAACACCGTAATCGCAGTGACTACTAAGAATGGTGGTAATGAAAACTTGGGTTACACTGCGATACTACTCAATAGTGATGCAGGGTCTATTAGTGGTAACCCTGGAATTCCTGGTAATGTTACTCCAATCATTAATGTTGGGTCATACAATACTGCACAATCTCAAACGGTTGTAGGTAAGAATCAATTTACATTCCAATCGGCAGCAAATCTACCAAACGACACTGCAATTACAACTCGTGTTATTATCATTGGTAACGAGACTGGTGGTAGAACTGAGATTGATGTAACTGTTAACCCAGTACGTGATGCACAAACTAATGTGGTTGTTGTACAATCTCCAAGATAATTAAAAGGAAAGTAAGATGGCAATACAAGAAATAGGTGGTAATAGTGGTAGACTTGGTGGTGGTACGGGATTACCAGGTGGTAGTTCAGGTGCATCATCAACTGGAAATATCGGAGGTGGGTCTGCATTAGCAAACGCACTATCAAATAGAGTATCAGTAGCACAACTAACCGCTGAAGATGTTTCAACTGATGCAACTCCAATTATCCCAGCAGGTGCATACGATTACGGAAGTGGTAAAGTTTACACTGCATTCACAGTTGAAGATATCGTTGAAGGAAACACTCAGAGAGTAACTCGTGGTTTGTGGAGTGGTAACGTTGGTGAACTAACTTCGTTTTGGACTTCATCATATCAGTCTGCTACTCAGAAACAATACTACTACGAAATCTACAATGGTGACCCAACTGACTCCACTAAAGAAGCTCAGTTCTCAATTGCATATGGACACTACGCAGGTAGTGGTTCTTTAGGTGCTAATGAAGATTCACCTTCAAATGCAATCTACTCACAATTCCAACAAGTATTACTTCCAGCATCTCAAACAACATTTACCTTTGGTGATGTAACACAAGATGATGTTTACGTAATCTCAATCAATAGAGCACGTATCAAAGATAAGTTAGACCCAGGGAATTGGGAATTGGTATTGTCTGGTTCGAGTGGTGAAACCCTAAGACTTATTGATAATAGTGGAGACACTAACCAATTAGGTAATTCAAATCAAAACAAATACAATGTTGTATCAGGCTCACTACTTGATGGGGTTCTTACTGAAACTGAGGTTTTCGGAGAAGTGTATCCACAATTTGGTATTATTGTTTTATCAGCAGCCGCACTTGATGCTTCTGCTTCATTAGGAACTGTGAGAACATCTAACACCGATGCACAAAACCACGGAAAATTGTTTACTGCAATTAGTGGTGCTGCATTTGAAGATTCGGCAAACGGATTCCAAGCAAGAAGTGAAGAAGAAGTGAAATCAACATTCTTCTTCGTGAGAGCTAAGAATGCAGAATACAACTTCTCAAACAACCCATCTTATGTTACTGGTTCAAATGGTAAGTTAAATCAACAAACATTCGTAGGTGACCCTAAGTCATACATTACTACGGTAGGTTTGTATAATAACGACAATGAACTTTTAGCAATTGCTAAGTTGTCTAAACCTTTATTGAAATCATTCTCTAATGAGATTTTAATTAAGGTTAAGCTCGACTTCTAAAGATGGTAACCAATGGGAATAGTATACAAAAAAATCTTCAATGGGGGTGTCCAATCGAGACCCTTCAAGGCACATAAACGATACGAGGTTACAAACGTAAACCACTCATCATCGTTTGAGATTTCTGTTCTCAGAGGTATATCTGATAATGGTATTTTAACGGAGGTATCTACTTCAGTCGATGGTACGATTGCAGTAGATACCTTCTTAACTTCATCTGGTGGTGTAACTACTGAATTAAATTCCATTCCACAAAAAATAGTATGGAACTCTATTAATTCTACATTCTTTAAACGTAGAACTGATATTAGGTTATATGATACTGCATCCGTAGTATCTATCCCACAAAACAAATTTGGTGAAAATATAAAACCCAAGTCAGTAGTTGTAATTGATAATTCAGACTACTCGGATTCTACTATTTATCTCCACGACCAAAAGGTTACTGATGAATATGGGTTATTGATTGCAAATGAATTAACAGCATCTACATATATTAAATCATCAGATGTAGTTCTAAACTTAGCATTGGATGGTGAGTTAAAAGATTATTCATCATACAACAATCGTGTTATTAACGATAGTTATACGTTTGGTGAAAGTGGTGCTAACATTGGTAAAGTTGTAAACCTTACCGACCAAACACAAAGTATTAGAGTTAGACACAACTCTAACTTTAACTCACTAAACAAGAACGATGATTGGGCAGTTTCTTTTTGGGCAAATATTCCAGACCAAGGTATTGGTGGCAGGAATGTATTCAGTCTAATTCAAAAACGAAATGCTTACACTTACATAGATGATGCAAACAATGAGCAAGTAAAATCTAATGGGACTGGGCAGTACCCATTCGACCTTTCATTCTACTCAGAAGAACATCCCACATTACCAGGTCAACTTTTCCTAAGAGCATCTGATGGTAAATCTACCATTAACATTTCATCATCAACTGCATATAACGATGGTGAGTTCCACCACTACACTATAAATAAAAGTGGTAGTGAGATTGGGTTATATATTGATGGAACTAAAGAAGTTTCATCATCATATGAATTCAGAGGTCTTGTAAATAATGACCGAGACCTCTTAATCGGTAGTCGTAATGTTGAAAATACTGAAGCAAACTTTAGTGGGTCAATAGGTCAACTTAGAGTTCATAGAACTGGGCTAACTGATAATGAGATAAGTTCACTCGCAAACAACTCATCAAGTGGTTCGGCACTTCAACGTAAAGAAGTTGGTTATGTATTTTATAGACAAGGTGTTATAGTCGTGACTGACCCAAGACCCCGATACCAAAACATATTCTTAGGTAATGGTGATTGGGACTACACCAATAGAGATTACCAATTAGACTATCGTGCTACAAAACAAGTTGAAGAGGTATCTATTCTTTGTGAAATTAAAAGAAACGAATATAATGTATCATCAAATGCATCGCTTAGAGTTGGTGGGACTGATGATGACAATAGACTAATCCCAATGGTTACTGGTTCAGACTTTAGACCATACATCACTCAAGTTGGATTATACAACGATAATGGTGATTTACTTGCAATTGGTAAGTTAGGGTCTCCATTAAAGAAAAGACAAGATGTTGATGTAACCATTAACGTTAAATTCGATATAGACTAATATAAGTTATGGCAAAAGGAAATTGGAGTCACATCCAAAAACAAAAAGGTCACAAGAGTGGTCTTGAAACTCGTATTGATGAACAACTCAAATCTCAAGGTATCGATGGTGAATATGAAGAACACGAGGTAAAGTACACTATACCTGCATCTCATCATACATATAGACCTGATTTTAAATTACCAAATGGTATCTACATCGAATCAAAGGGTTGGTTCTTACCCGAAGATAGAAAGAAACACATTCTTATCAAAGAACAAAATCCCGACTTGGATTTACGATTCGTTCTTCAGTCACCCAATGGTAAAATCTACAAAGGTTCGAAGACCACATACGCACAATGGTGTGAAAAGAATGGGTTCAAATGGGCTAAGAAAGAAATACCTCAAGAGTGGATAGATGAAAAACCTTCACCAAGTTTTTTTGATTTCTCAAAATAATTTTGTATATTAGTAGTTATGGAAGATAGACTACTTGAATTATTAGAGTCCGTTCTTGGAAGTTCCAAGAAAACAAGTGGGGACAATTATGCGTTCTACTCACCATTCGTAGACCATTACAAGCCAAAGTTAGAGATTAATATACGAATTAATTCTAAAGGAAACAACCCTTGGCATTGTTGGATTTCGGATGAGAAGGGTAGAAGTATAAAAACTCTATTCAAAAAACTTCGTGTATCTAAATCAACTTGGGATGAATACAATGCCATATTTAGTAGGGTAAATCGGTATTCTTCCGAATACGATGATACTGAAGTCATTGAGCAAGTCCAACTCCCAAAAGAGTTCAAACCACTTTACAAACCAACCAACTCATTCAAATACAAACACGCACTAAACTATCTACTTGGTCGTGGGTTACGTGCTGAAGACATTGTTAAATATAATATTGGGTATTGTGAAGAGGGTGAGTATCGTGATAAGATTATCATTCCATCATACGATGAACGTGGTAAGTTAAACTTCTTCGTGGGTAGGTCATTCTATCAGACTCAATACAAACACAAGAACCCGAAGGTATCCAAGGACATTGTGGGGTTTGAGTTACTCATCAATTGGGACACTCCCTTGGTATTATGTGAAGGTGCTTTTGATGCAATTGCTATTCGTAGAAATGCAATACCACTCTTTGGTAAATCAATCCAAAGTGAATTAGAAAAGAAAATAATTGGAAATTCCGTAAAAAAGTTGTATATTGTATTAGATTCGGATGCTATAAAGAATGCACTGCGTCTTGCAAAGAAGTTTATGTCGTATGGAATTCAAACTCATTTAGTAGATATGGGTGATGAAGACCCATCCGAAATGGGATACGATAAAATAAATAAAAAGATATACGATACCCCACCACTTGATTTACGTAAGTTGATGGAGTATCAGTTGTTTAAAGTATGAAAAAAGCAAAGAAGATTAAGGTTGGTATAGAAAAAGTAAATAAGGTATACCACATTGCTGATGTCCATATCAGAAACCTTAAAAGACACAGAGAATATCGTGATGTCTTTTCCCACCTTTATGGGTATATTTTGACCACAATGGAGGAAAATGACATCATCTACATTGCTGGTGACATTGTTCACGCAAAAACCGATATGTCACCAGAGGTAGTAGATTTGACCCAAGAGTTCTTTACTCGATTGGCAGACCTACTCCCTACCATTGTTATTCCTGGTAATCACGATGCTAATCTAAATAACACCTCAAGGTTGGATGCACTTACACCAATTGTAAATGCATTGAACCATCCAAACTTATTTTATCTAAAGGAGAGTGGTGCTTGGTCATTGGGTGACCTTACAATTGTTCACCAATCAGTATGGGATAACTCACCTGGTTTCCCACCTGCAAATGATTATAATGGTGATACAAAAATTGGAGTATTCCACGGAGCAGTAGATAAGATTGAAACCGAACACGGGTTTGCTATCGAGAACAAGAACATCAATGTATCAAACTTCGAAGGATACGATATGGTGATGTTGGGTGATATCCACAAACCAAACAATGCTGTTCAAGGTGTTGAGACCATCAAGTATCCAGGTTCATTAATCGTTCAGAATCACGGAGAAGCAAAGTATCCAGACCACGGAATTTTGGTATGGGATGTGGAGACACGTAAAAATAAATTCGTAAAGATTCCTAATGATTACGGATATGTCACGATAGATATAGAAGAGGGTAAGATTGTATCAAATACACCAATCCCTCAAAAACCACGAATGAGAGTTCGTGTAAAAGATACGAAAGCATCTGAACTAAATAAAATTATTGCTGACCTAAAGAAGGGTCGTAAGGTTCAAGAGTTAACAATTCAAAAAGTTATCACCCGTAAAGATGGTGGTGAGCACGAGAAGATTATCCTTCAAAATGTTCGTGATACTGCTTTTCAGAACAAACTGATTGAGGACTTCTTAAATGACACCGAACATCTCACCGAAGAACAACTTGAAGTTGTTAAAGGTATTAACTCAGATATCAACGCAAAACTTGGAACAAAGAGAACCATTACAAACTCCACTTGGATACCAAAGAAGTTTGAATTCTCAAATATGTTCTCGTATGGTCCTAACAACGTTATAGACTTTAGTCAGATGAAAGGTGCTTATGGTATCTTTGCTCCAAACGCAAGTGGTAAGTCAACCCTATGGGATGCTTTATCATTTTGTATCTTTGACAAATGTTCAAGAACATCGAAAGCTGATGATGTAATGAACTACTCCAAGATGACTTTTGATTGTAAATTCACATTCGAATTGAACGGAGTTGATTACACCATCGAGAGGACTGCTAAGAAGAGTCCTAAGAGAGGTACTGTTAAAGTGGATGTAGACTTCTCTCGTGTAGTAGATGGTCAAGTAGAATCCCTTAATGGAGAGCAACGTAGAGAGACCAATTCAATCATTAGAGAATATGTCGGAACTTATGATGACTTCGTACTCACTGCGATGTCAACACAATCAAACAATAGTGGATTCATCGAAAAGTCCCAAAAGGAACGTAAGGAACTACTTGCACAATTCCTCGATATGGATGTCTTCGAAGACCTCTACCAAATTGCAAGTGAAGAGATTAAGGAACTATCAGCTTTACTAAAAGATTACAAGAACCAAGATTTCCCAACACAACTTGCTGAAGCAGAAGAAACTTTGACATCTATCACTGGGTCATTGACCGAACTACGAGATAGAAAGGTTGACTTAGAAACCAAACGAGATAACACCAATACTAAGATTGAGTATGAGGTAGGTAAGTTAAAGCCGGTTGAAGACATTGGTGATGTATCGGACTTGGAATCTAAATTAGAAATCGCAGAGACTCATATTGCAAAACAAAAGAAAGCATGTGATTCTAATATAATTGCTATCAAACGAGTGGAGACTGAAATAAAAGATGTTACCACGAAGTTATCTAAGTATGATATCGAGGACTTACGAGAAAAGCAAAAGCAATATAATATACTTGATAAGAAGTTTAATGAGTTGGGTAGTTCATTGGATAAGTTAGAAACTGAAATGGTACACACCAAGAAACATTTGGATGGTATTGGGTCTCTTACATTCGACCCATCGTGTGACCATTGTGTTAAAAATCAAAACACCCCATTTGCTAAACAAGCACAAACACTTGAGTCTGACCTAAATCGTTTGGGTAACGAATACTCAACAATAGTTTCAGAGAGATTACGTGTGATGACCAATCGTGATGAGTGTGATGTTAATTCAAAGTTGGAAGAATACGAGGAGTTGGTATTAGACTCAAAGGAACTACATCACGAAATGGATGAACACCAATTTAATTACGAAGGGTGTTTACTACTTGTTGAAAAGATGGAACTCGAAATGGAGTCACTCAAAGAAAAAGTTCAAAGAGCAAAAGACCAAGAACAAGCAGTAGAGCATAACACCATAGTTCAACAAAAGATAAAATCTTTTAAAGTCACACGAGATTCACTTCGTGATGAGATTGAAGATGTGACTAATGATATTATGTCGGTCAACTCTGATATCAAACTTGCTGAGAATACTATTGAGTCGGTGAATAAAGCAATCGATAAACTCAAAGAAATGGAAGTGAGGTTTGATGGGTATGAATACTATTTGAAATGTGTTAAACGTGATGGTATCCCATACAATCTAATTTCAGATGTCCTACCAAAGTTAGAGATTGAGATTAACAACATACTATCACCAATCGTTGATTTCCAAATTATGTTGAATACCGATGGTAAGAACATCAATTCATACATTGCATATGGGGCTGATGAGTATTGGCCATTAGAACTTACAAGTGGTATGGAAAAGTTCATCTCTTCAATCGCAATTAGAACTGCATTAGTTAATGTATCCAATCTACCAAGACCAAACTTTATTGCTATCGATGAAGGGTTTGGTTCATTAGACACGGATAACTTTAATTCTTTATATTTATTATTTGATTACTTGAAGACACAATTTGACTTTATCATCACCATATCCCACATTGATAAGACACGAGATATGGTTGACCAGATAATAGACATCAATAAAGTACGTGGCTTCTCTAAAGTATCATATTTATAGTATATGGAGTCAATGAATGGCATTAGAGCTTAGAAGAAAATCAAAACAATACTTAAAGTCACAACGAGTTGCGATAGAAGATAATTCACCTCTATCGGAAGAGTTCTTTGGGTTAAATGATTTTCCAAAATATTTTGGTGAGGGTAAGAACTCATTTAGAATCAGACCAAGGTTTGGTGTTCTAAAGCCAAATACAAAAATAGACATTGAGGTTCTTGACTCAAATGGTAATCCTATATATTGGGAAATCCCAACTTACAAAGATGATGACAAGTCACGGCTAATATCGGTATGGATTTATGATGTTGTAGATAAGCGATACAATACACCCGATGGTCCTTGTGAGGTAATCATCCTTGGGACATTACCTGACAATCAAAAGGTACGGTGGTCTCGTAGAGTTGATGTTGTAAAAAACAAGAAGTCGGTATCCGAAGTAGTATTTAGAGAAATACCACGTGGTAATGTATCGGCATCGATTGAGACATTCTCGGAGATACCACAATCTGAAGGTTCATTATCACGAACAATACAAGCAGGTCAATTTACATATAAGAAATCATTATATGGTGATGATGTTTCTTTTGAAGCATCTACTGCGATTATAAATCGTGAAATGGTTAGTGGTAGTTTAGAATTAGACTTATCATCCACAACGCTATTCCCAAGATTGGGTGGTGGTCAATCACAACCAACACGTGTAACTGCAAGTATTACTGAGGTTATATCTAATCAGATATTTAGAGTATCATTACCAATTACATCAAGTGATAATCGTAGTGAGGGTTCAATACACACCTATGAGTATTCAGATGGTAACGTGAGTGGTGAAATTAAGTATCTATCAACTGGGTCAGTAAATGTAACACAAAACCAAGTTGCAATTGCAAACATTACACTATCAAATGTAAATCCAGTATCAGGCCGTGTATCTTCAGTAAATACCCTAATCAAATCACAAGGTCTTCCTAATGCTGATTTTGAATTGATTGCTAATACTGACATCCCAAATGAACGTGACATCTCATATAAAGTTGCAATTCCAACTGAACAACTAAACGACCCTAAAACTTTAAAGATACAATTTCTAAATAAAAGTGGGGATGTTTCTACTACTGAAACAATAATAGAAGATGTCGTATTCGAAGGTGGTAACGTTTATATTGGTGGTAATCAGTCAATCGTAACTGGGTCATTATTTATTGCTAATGCAATTGGTAGTGGACTTGAGATAGGTGGACACTCTTCTGGTTTTATGAAATCAGTCGGTTACGAAGGGCAAATATCAGCATCCGAAGGAAAGGGTCCTGGTGGGTTTATTATATATAGTGGTAGTAATGCATTACAAATGGGTGCAGATGTTCTCACCGGAGTTGGTATGCAATTCGTTGGTGATAACGATGATAGACACCTTATATTCTCTACTGCCAATGGTGGTGTATTGGATGTCAAAACTGATAAGTTCTTTATAGGTAATACCAACTCACAATTTATAAGTGGGTCTGATTCAAACATTGAAATCAGTTCATCACTATTCCATTTAGACCCCAAGAATCAATTACTAATCATAGGGTCTGATGCAATTATTGAGGGTGGTCTTAGTGCCGATAGAATATTCACACCAGCAACAATAGGTGGTTCGCCATCAAATATCACAAACGCAAGTTCATCGATAACACAAGATGGGTTTGCTAAGTTTGTATCTGCAAGTATAGCAGGATTCATAGTCAATACCGAGGAAATCAAATCATCGGATGAGTCTTTGAGATTAAAATCAAATGGTCAAATGACTGGTTCTGCAATTTTACTTGGTGATAAAGCAGGTGGTAACTTCGTACAATTTGCAGACTCCACATTAACAGTTAGAGGTGACCTTGCAGTTGACCAAATCACAACTCCTGCCACAATTGGTGGGTCTCCTTCAAACCTAACCAATGCAAGTGCATCTATTACTTCAGATGGATTTGCTAAGTTTGTATCTGCATCTATTGGTGGGTGGGATATAACTACTGGTTCTATTGAAGGTGGTAACCTTATAATGAAACCCGAAGGTATTCTTCAAACCAAAGATTATGCAAGTGGTGTAAAGGGTTGGAAGATATCAAGTGAATTGAATGGGTATGCTGAATTTGAAAATGTAAAGATTAGAGGTACACTCGCAACTACTACATTTGAAAAGGAAAGTGTAAACGCAGTCGGTGGTCAATTGTACGTTGCTAATTCCACTACGATAAGTGGTTCTATTAGTTCGAGTCTCAGTTCAGTAACAACTGATGTAACAAACTCATTTGCAACAAATCAACAAGTCCAACAATCACATACCGAGATTTTCTTGGATGATTATACCTCAGTAACTCCATCAAATCAACCAACTATGTCAGTTAGTGATGTGGTTACACTACAATTTGTTGGTGAAAATCCAAACCCCGACCCATCTGCAACATTCTTCACAAATGGTTCGGATTTAGTATCAGCAACTCTCACCAACCTATCATTTGGGGTGTTTACGTTTGGTTTAAATGGTGGTGTTGAGGTTGGTGAACTCGGTGGTGGTAGTATTAACCCAACTGATAATTCAGGTGATAACTTTATCATACACTATTCATCTGCATCTCTGAGTTCGAGTATTGATGAAGTCTACACAAATGTATCACCATCTGCAAGTTCATTCATTGTAGACAACGTTACTGGATTTGCAAGTGGTGAAATCCTAACAATGAAGAAGGTAACTAATACTGGATTCTCAACCGAATATGTAAAAGTAGATTCCGCAGAAAGAATTAGTGGTGGTAGTGAATCTGATTTATCGGGTTACCTACACGTTACACGTTCATATGGCAGTGGGACTACTGGTGATTCTGGTTCACTTGGAGACATTGCATCTACATCACAATCATACGAAGAAGGTCAAGTCATTGTATCTACTGGTAAGATAGGTAGTGGTTTTATACGACTTAATGCAAATCCAAATGACCCATCAACACCATATATGGATATTGTTGAAAGAACTGGTAGTGGATTATATGATATCGAGTTAAAAGCAAGACTTGGTGATTTGAGTGGACTTGCAAATACACCTATGGTATTTAGTAAAGCAAATCCAGGGTTTGGATTAGCAACTGATAATGTATATCTACAAGGGGGTATCATCGCAACCTTTGGTGAGATAGGTGGATTTGGAATTAGTGCAAACACAATATCATCATCTAATAATAATCTCATCCTCAGAGACAATGGTCAGATTTCAGGCTCAACTGTATTGTTTGATGGTGGAACTATTGGTGGATTTGATTTAAGTTCCACTCAAATAAACTCATCAAACAATAATCTTATACTAAAAGCAAATGGTCAAATCACTGCATCAGCTGCAAGTATTGATGGTGATATTGTAACGGATAATATAACTGCAACTGGTGGTACAATTGGTGGATTCGATTTAACATCGAGTCAAATAAATTCTACAAATGATTTATTGATTCTAAAATCAAACGGACACATCACTGCGTCAGCAGCACTTATTAGTGGTAGTAATATTCAAGTAGATACACCTAACTTTGGAATAACATCCGATGGTGAGGTTTCTGCAAACTCAATGACACTAACCGATGCATCACTTGCAGATGCATTCTCATTTAGATTCATTACAATCAACTCATCAAATGTGTCATCCTATATGGGGACATATAGTGGTAGTGATGGTAATGTGTATTGTATATTAGATTTGTCAGGTGAAAATAGTGTAATCGATAACACAACTCAAGGTGCAAGTTACGTTAGACTTAACGTAAACCCAACATACCCAATCGGTTCTATAATTCACCCATATCTACATAACCCCGATACCAACGTAACTAATAGGGCCATTGCATCTACATTAACTGTTGAATCTGGTATTAGTGGTGTAAAAATAGCAATTGATGCAGTTGGTAAGTCTGCTGGTACTGGTGCAAAACGTATATATAGTTACGATGGTAGTACTGAATTAGTAGACCAAAGTGCAAACTCAGTATCCACTATTCAGTATTCATATATTGATGAAAATGGTGGTAGTGTATTTTATAATAAATCCATAGATTCGCTAACTCAAAGTGGATACACTTATCCAAAAGTAGTATCAACCAATACTGGTCAACAATTCACATTAGGTAGAAACTTCTTTGCTTGGAAATTATTGGGTGCATCTGAATATGATACATTTACGGTAGCAGATGGTAACTTTATCATTGATAGTAATGCAGAGGTTACTTCATCAACTCACGTACCACGTTCATCAAACGCATATGATTTGGGTAGTACCACACGTAGATGGAGAACTGTATATTCAATCAATGCACTAAACACTTCAGATAGAAATGAGAAGAAAAACATAAGTAGTTCTGACTTAGGGTTGAACTTCATCAACTCACTAAACCCAGTTAAATACAATTGGGTTTGGGATAATGATGACTCACCGATTCATTATGGTCTAATAGCACAAGAGGTAAATGAAATCGCTTCAAACGAAAATGTAGCGATAGTTCATAAGGAGAATGACAATTGGTCTATGGCCTATAACGAACTAATCTCACCAATGATTAAAGCAATACAAGAATTGTCTGATGAAGTAAATCAACTAAAACTTCAGTTAAGTCAAAGTCAAGGATAATTATTATTATGGGAAATAAGATTAAAGATTGGGTATTGGAGTCACTCCTAACCGAAGACATAAACAAAACAGTCGTAACTTATGTAGGAAGGTTTCATCCATTCCACTCAGGTCATTACGCAACATACCAACACTTAGTAAAGAAGTTTGGTAAGGATAATGTATATATCGGAACTTCTGATAAAGTACAATTACCTAAATCACCATTCCAATTCAAAGAGAAGGTTCAGATAATGACCACTATGTTTGGTATTCCCAAAGATAAGATTGTAAAAGTCAAAAACCCATATGCTCCAAAAGAAATCCTACAATCATTTCCCGAAGAGACTACTGGATTCATTACAGTTGTTGGTGAGAAGGACAAGAATAGATTAGGTGGTAAATACTTTGAACCATATAAAGGTAAAGTAGAAAAAGGATTCGCAGACACGGGATATGTGTATGTAGCACCATCACAAGCACGTGGTATATCGGGTACTGAAGTTCGTAAAGGTATGTCTAATCCAGATGAACAATCAAGAATCAAATTTTTCAAATCAGTATATCCAAAATTTAACCAAAAGATTTTTGACTTAGTATCATCACGTATCCTCAGAAATGAAGAAGTGATGGAGTCGTTCTTTAAATCAATCAACATCAACTCAATCTTAAATGAGAACTCAACTGCTGCTGGTATCGGTGGTAACTCACAAGGTGTTGATGATGGTCCAGGTGCTTTCTATGGTAATATGAAAACCTTTAAGAAAGAAATGGAAGATGTAGTTGGTACGTTAGGTTGGAACATCGTAACCTACCTTATGGGTGAGGATGATATGGAATCATTTGTTGATACCGAATATCCTAATGGACCAGGTAGATACCCAGTCTCATTCTTCCCAAGTGGTAAAGCCGGTCTTGATGCATTAGCAGTTAGATATGGTGATGACCTACAAGGTAATAAAGCATATAAAAAATGGGCAGACCACATCAAAGGTGTTGCTCTACAATTAGGATACGAATTCCTAAACTTCTTAGAACCAAAAGATAAAGAAAACATATTATCAAATGAACCTAAGAAAGAAGAAGAAACAACTGGAGACCTTAAAGAAGGTGTCCTTTTGGAAGGTGGTGCATATGGTCATATGAATCACCCATTCGATGTTGATTTAGGTCTAACCTTTGGTGATTTGAAATTAATTATCGATGGTGCATTAAATGGTAAGTTAGAATTCACAAGAGAAAAAACCGATGGACAAGCACTTGCTATCTCATATAGAAAAGATAGAGGTATCATCGCTGCAAGAAATAAATCACATCTAAAAGATAGAGGACTTAACGCATTAGACATCAAAGGTGTTTCAGATAAGTTTGCTAATAGAGGTGGATTGACCGATGCGTATAATTTCGCAATGAGAGATTTGGAGTCTGCGATTTCAAAACTATCAGATGCACAAAAAGAAAAAGTCTTCAAAAGTGGTTCAAAGTTTATGAACATTGAAGTCATCTGGCCGGAGTCAGTAAACGTAATACCATATGGTCAACCCCTATTAGTATTCCACGGAACTATGGAGTATAATGAAAAGGGTGAAGCAATTGGAGCAGACACTTCTGATGCAAGAATACTTGCTGGAATGATTAAGCAGGTGAATGCTGATGTACAAGATAAGTATACAATCCAAGGTCCACCAGTTGTAAAGTTACCACAAAACCAAGAACTATCCAAATTAAAATCAAAGTTTTTTGGTCAACTATCCAAAATACAAAAAGAGTTCAAACTCAAGGATACTGATGGTGTTGCTGAATACCACCAAAGATGGTGGGAAGATTTCGTTGAAAAGAATTCACCAACCTCATTGGATAACAAAACTAAAATGGGATTGGTTCGTAGATGGGCATTCTATGATAAGGGATTCCGTTTGGATTCAAAAAATATATCAGATTCCAAAACATTGGATTGGGCAAAGAAAACTGATAAGATTGACCAAGCAAAAATCTCAAAACAAAATCTTCGTAAGTTTGAAGACATCTTCTTAGGTGTTGGTGCTGAAGTCCTATCATTTATGTCTTCAGCACTTACGGTTAATCCTGATGGTGCATTGAGAGATATGCAGAAGAGACTTGACCAAACCATCAAAGATGTGAAGAAGTCGGGTGACCCAAAAAAGATTGCAAAATTAAAAATGGAATTAGAAAGATTGAGCGCGGTTGGTGGTAGAGATAAAATTGTACCAAATGAAGGATTGGTGTTCTTATATAAAGGACACACTATGAAACTCACTGGTACGTTTGCATCACTAAACCAAATCCTTGGTTTAATGTATTTCTAACATACTTATAGTAGTAAAAGTATATAAAAAGTTATGGCTAAATTAAATAACATCAAAGCAGTCAAAGAAATGATTGCTGGAAACCACCGAACACAAACAAAGAACACGGTAGGTTTTGATGAACAAAAAGAATTCGTTAAACGTGAAGTTGGTGAACAATGGACCGATAGCGATGGAAACATTTGGGAACAAAAGAAAGGATACAAGGTTAAACTTGGTAAACTTTCAGAATTGAGAGATTCTCTCAAAGATTTTCCAAATTGTAAAGAGGGGTGTACCTCACATATGAACCCAACACGTAATGACCTCAGAATGAAGGTTATTCACGGAATGTGTTTAGATTGTGTAATTGAAATGGAACACAAACTCAAAATGGAAGGTAAGTACGAAGAGTACGAACGTTCCAAGATATTAGAAAATGCAAAGGCTTGGTTAAAACAAGCTGAACTTGAAAAAGATACTATCAAACTGGCGATGCAAGCCCGTTTTGTGAACGAAGATGGTTCACTTGAAGAATGGGATGGTATGTCGTGGGGTGAGATGGAAGAAAAGATAGAAAACGAGTTTCGTACATTTAGAGAAAACTTTATACAAAAGTTGGAGTACCCAAGTGAAGAAATTCATTAAAGAGACATATAACCTTTATACCGAAGATGGTGTACCTCATGCATTGGCATTGGAGTATACCATTTCCGATGTTTATGAACGACTATGTTCAGAGGGTGTAATGTCTGAGGACTTACGTAAGTGGTTCGGTAAAGGAAAGACCGGCTCATCCGATGGTGGTGGTTGGGATAGATATAGTTCCGATGGTAAGAAGTTAGGTAAGTGTGGTGATAGTAAAAAAGGCAGTGCATATGCTGCTTGTTTATCAAAAGAAAAAGCAAACAAACTTGGCCCAAAGGGTAGAGCATCTTTCGTAAGAAGAAAGAGAACCGCACAAAAGAAAAGTGGTGATAGTAAAAAAGGTGGGAATAGAACAAAGGGTAAAACACCCACATTCTCAAAGACTGGAGCATGATATGATTAAGTTAAAAGAATTACTAAACGAGAGTGACTACAAAGTATATCACAAGTCATTTACCGAAGCATCTGAAGAAGCAAGAAAACTTGCTGAAAAACGTGGATTCGAAATCGATGAAGATGATTGGCAGTCTCAGATTGTAATGGGTGGTCGTAACAAACGTTCAAGACCAAGTGAAGGTAAAACTACTGAATTTACAGTTGGATTATTAAAGAATGGTAAACCACAACGTAAATCACTTCAAATCCAAGTATATGGTATGAAGAAGGGTTACGAACTAAACGCATACATCAACTAAGGAGTATTATGAATCCTCAACTCAATAAAAAAGTTAAGAAGTATTTAGACTCGTATTTTAAAGATACTAAGGCCAATTCACCAGAGCATCAAGAGGCAGTGATGTTGATTTTGAAAGGTGCTCTTACTGATGCTAACTTTCATAGTGAAGCTAAAGAATTAGGTAAGTACTTCCCAAAAGCTAGTAAGAAATACATTGGAACACCAATGGAAGGTGTAATTGAAGACAAGGGTGTAGACATTGCTAAAATGGCAAAATGGGATGGTCACGATATCATTGACGCATTCGCATTTTACCTAAGTATGTCAATTGGTGGTTCATTCGGAAATAGATTGATGTCGCTAAAAGAATCGATTGAAGAATCTTTGGTTGAAGAAGGTGAAAAGTTAGATGAGAAGAATGTTCCTACGAACCCATCTAAATGGTCTTACTACAAAGCACAAGCAAAAAAGAAGTTTGATGTATACCCATCAGCATATGCAAATGGGTGGGCTGCAAAACAATACAAAAAAGCAGGTGGTGGTTGGAAGTCCGAATCAGTAAACGAAGAACTCAGACCCGATGAGGTTGAATTCATTGCCAATAAATTAGGCAATTCAATGCCAAATCATACAAACTATGACTTTGATAAAGGTCCTGATGCTAAACAAGTATTAACTGCGTTGAAAAAATACCATAAAGATTTCTTTAGACACTCTACCAATAAGCAAAAGCAAGAGATTGTTAAGTTAGTTCAGAAAATTACCACGGAATCAGTAGATGAAGGTATGGTAAGTCCAAGGAGAGGACACAACTACTATCAGTTATATAGAGATACTCCAATCAAATATGTATCAGGTCACTCAGGAATTGGATTGAAAGTTCCTGGTG